CCGCACCTTATGGCCTCCCCAATCTTCCCTGCCGCTGGCCATATGCAGGCACCAGTCCAGCACCACAAAGGTCTTGCCACCGCCTGATGGGCCATGCACCATGACCAAGGCTTGGGACTGAATCCACCGCTTGACCAGCCAGGAGATGGGGCTTGGCTGGGCACAGAAGTCATCGGCTGGAATGAGCCAGTCGTCTTTGATTGGCATGAGCAGGCCTGCAAGATTGTGGCCGGCTTGAGCATAATCATTGGCATCGCCCAGTATTGAGGGCATAACCATGCGTGCTCCATATTTGGCACTGGCCTGTTCTGCATAGCGTTGCCCGACTCCAGAAGCATCGTTGTCTGCCACGATTACGATGTCTTGGGTTGCTCCGTACATCTGCCGAAGGGTGCTAGTCACCGGCACCAGATTGCTGGCGCTGTAGGCCACCACGACTGGCCTGTCGGTTGTCTCATGGATGGTGGCTGCTGTTGCAAAGCCCTCAGCCACGTACAGGATGCCAGGCTCATCCATAGTGCCAATCTGCCAAAACTTACCACCAGTCTGACCGCCTGAGTGGTAGAGCTTGCCGCCTTCATGGTCTATGTACTGAAGGCTGGACAATGTGCCGTCTGCATCGTATAGGGGAACTACCAAACGACCATCACCCGTAGCCCTAGCGCCATGAACGCCAATACCCTTTTTGGCAAGGTAGGGATGATCTGGGAGCGCCGCCTGTGCGCCTGTCCATATCTTTTCAACTGTCTCGCTGGCCACTTGGTGCTGGCGCTCAATGGCGGCGTCCCGCAAGGCTTTTGCCTCAGCCAAACGCTTGGCGTGCGACATTTCCTCAGTCTGGGTCAGCTTGCGTCCAACGTCTGCACGCCATGTCTGCTCCATACCCATGCGCCAACAGCCAAAGCGTCCCGCGGGGATGCCATCTCCAAAGACCAAATACCAGCCGGGCTTGTCTCCGTGGCCTGCTGAGCCTTTCGTGCCTGAGCGAAACCTGTGGATCTTGCCGTCCATTAGGATTTCATCTGGTGGCTCAAGCCCCGCAGCACGCATGGCCACAATGAGTTGGGCTTCAGGGGCAGCGACTAGCTTTTCGGGCGGCGGTGACCACGGGCCACCGAGGACATTTTCTAAACTAGCCATTCTTAATCTCCACAGAAGCAATAACTTCCTGAATTAGCTCAATTGCAGCATCCCAATAACCGGCTCTCGCCAGTTCAATTGCTTTTTCTAAAAGTTGTTTCATTTCAGTCTCCACAGAAGCACGCAATTGATTCGTCATTCGGGTTAAAGAAATCGGTTTGGTCTTTGCTGAATTGCAGCATTGAGGCGTAACTCGGGCGGTCGGAACGAAACACCGCACCGCTTGGCTTGGACGCCAACGCCAACGCCTCCATTTTTGCCCACCATATAGCACGTTCTGGCTTTTCCGCAATTAGGGATAGCACTTGTGACCCGCCTTTGAGAAAACACAGGTCACAGTTGCCGTGCATCGTCACGCCGTTGTTGTTTGGTAAGCCCAAGTCAAATGGCTGGCTGCGCCAAAATGCGCCTACATCCTCCTTTGTGATGCCTGCTGTCACCAATGGAATGCGTGACTTGTCTTCAATCTTTGCGGCTCGGCGCTGTTCGTCTGCCCTCATGCCAATCATGCTCATGTTTTCAGCTTCTGTCTTAGTGTCAGCCATGCCCAAGGACAACAGGTAACGTCCAATTGGGCGAATTTTCAGTTCGCTGGTGCAAAACCGAGTCACTGGATTGGGCAAGTAGTTGCGCTTGCGAATGAGTGCCTCGAACGGCTCACCGTTGCGGCTGGCAGTCTCAAAATTGACAATTGTGTAATCCACCTCGGCGTATTCCAGCCAAGTGATTGGCACATTCCACTGCTCTGAGCAGTCCTGCACAAATCTCAAGGTTGCCTCATCTTCTTTGCCAGTGTTGGCAAAACACACCACTGCTTCCGGTGGCAGGCTCATCTGGTGAGCCTGTAGCACCCGCCAAAGCATGTAAGCGCTGGTGCGCCCACCGCTAAAGCTGATGCAAGTTGGCTCAACTATCCTAAACGGGTCAGCCATGCATCACCTCCTGTCTGCTCAAGTAGTCACTCAACGCCTTGACCGTCTCATACAAAGGCTTGGACTCCTCTTGCATGAACCTATAAACGGTGGCCGGATGAACGCCGGAATTCTCAGCCACCCTTCTGAGATTGGCATCTTCCAGCCGTTTTTTTATCTGCTCAATCGTCATCATTGTTAGCACCTCAGTAAAAATATTTGCGAAAGTGCTTGCACTATACCCTATTTCTGGTTTATGATCCAACCACACCCAGAACAGATGTCCTGAAGTGGGTGCCAAAAAGGAGAGCCGAATGGCTATCAAACTGAAGTCAACGGGCAGCTTGTCTGCCAATGGGGTGAAGATGCTTGTCTATGGGGCAGCAGGGTCTGGCAAGACTACGCTGGTCAAGACGTTGCCTAATGTGATCGTGCTCAGTGCTGAGGGTGGCTTGTTGAGCATCCAAGATGCTGACCTGCCTTACATTGAGATTGGCAGCATGGATGATTTGAAAGAGGCTTTTGCGTGGTGTGCAGAAAGCAAAGAGGCTAAAGGCTACCAGTCATTGGCGTTGGACAGCATCAGCGAGGTGGCTGAAGTGGTGCTGCACCATGAGATGAAGAAGTCCAAAGATGGACGGGCGGCGTATGGCGAGATGAACAGCACGATGAATGAGTTGATTCGTGCCTTTCGTGACATTCCGAACAAGCATGTGTTCATGAGCGCAAAGTTGGAGAAGTCCACTGATGAGATGGGCAAGATGCTCTACAACCCTGGTATGCCGGGCAAGAGCCTAACCCAAGGGTTGCCTTACTTCTTTGATGAGGTGCTGGCGCTGCGTGTTGAGCGTGATGCTGAAGGCGTAACGCAGCGTGCTTTGATGTGCGATTCGGATGGCCTGTGGCTGGCCAAGGATCGTTCTGGCAAGTTGGAAGCATGGGAAGCCCCTGATCTGGGTGCAATCATTAACAAGATTGGGGCACGAGCATGAAAGCCTCTGTTGGACTCCTCGCCATGTGGACAGGCGAACTTTCAGCAAATGTAGACCACATGGAAAGCATGGCGATTCATCAAATGGATGACAAAGAACTTGACCAGTTTGAGAAGGTTGTGCGTGCCGCTAGTCATTCAATCAACAGCCTCATCAAGTACATCAAAGAAGCGCAGGAAACAGCATGAGCAACCTCCAAACCCTAAGCGCCGATTGGTTGCGCCACAAGACAGACGAGGAAAAATCTACGACCGAGCGCCGCAAGATTGAAGACCAGATGGTCAAGCTGCTGGCCATTGCAGAAAACTTTGAGGGCACTGAGACTGCTGAGCCGGAAGGCTTTGTGGTCAAGATCTCGGGTCGCATTGACCGCAAAGTTGACGGCGACAAACTGCAGGCGCTGGCTGCAGAGGCTGGCCTGTCAGATCATTTGGCCACCCTGTTCCGCTGGAAACCAGAACTCAACATGGCCGTCTGGAAGACAACAGATCAGGCAATTACCAAACCGCTTGCGGACGCAATCACGGCCAAACCGGGCCGAGCATCTTTCAAAATCACTATCAAGGAGTAATCATCATGGCTTTTCTCACTGAATCATTTGACATCAACGAACTACCGCAAGGCACTAGCAACTTTGAGCCGTTGCCGGCTGGTTGGTACACATGCACCATCTCGCAGGCTGAACTCAAAGACACTAAGGCCGGCAATGGCCAGTACATCAAAATCCGTTACGACATCATTGGCCCCACGCATCAGGGTCGTGTGGTGTTTGGCAACCTCAACATAAAAAACCCAAATGTCAAGGCTGAGGAAATTGGTCGCCAGCAGTTGGGCGAGATCATGCGTGCCATTGGCTTGGCCAAGGTTGTTGACACTGACAATTTGATTGGCAAGCAGATTGGGATTAAGCTGTCAATCAAAGACGACCCAAAGTATGGCTCTGGCAATGAAGTCAAGGGCTTCAAGTCGGTGTCTGGAAGCACAGTGCCTGCCATTGGTGCAATCCCTGCCAAGGCCGCTGCCGCAACAGCGCCTACCAGAGTTGCTCCTCCTTGGACTAAGAAGTAAAAAAAAGACCCCGCTTTTGACGGCGGGGTCAACCAACTTTCAGGAGTACAACGTGCAAATTCCAGATCCAGAGATTACCATAACTTCGTTGATTGATCAAGCGCACGAGGAACGAAAAGAGCGCCCAAGGCCACATATGGGGGCAAGCACCTTGGGCCACCACTGCGAACGGTGGCTTTGGTTGTCGTTTCGGTGGGCCGTGCAGGAGAAGTTTAAGGGGCGCATCTTGCGCTTGTTCCGGCGAGGCAACAATGAGGAAGCCACCATCATCAGCGACTTGAGGGCGGCAGGCATCCATGTTTATGGCACTCAGACCCGTGTGGAATTAGGCAGTCACGTTAGCGGCAGCCTAGACGGGGTTGGTAAGGGAATTCTTGGTGCGCCAAAGACAGAACATGTGCTGGAATTCAAGACCCACTCGCTGAAGTCATTTAATGACCTAGAAAAGAATGGCGTGGAAAAGTCAAAGCCCATGCATTTTATTCAGTGTCAGGTGTATATGCATGGTACTGCCTTGAAACGTGCGCTGTACGTTGCTGTTTGCAAGGACGATGACCGCATCTACACCGAGCGGCTGGAGTACGACAAAGAGGTGGCAGTCAAAGCTATTGAGAAAGGTCAACGGCTGGCGCTGACTGACCGCTTGCCACCGCCCATCAGCACTGATCCAAGCTGGTTTGAGTGCAAGATGTGCGCAGGGCATGACTTCTGCCACGGCAGCAAGACAACAAAGCATGTCAACTGCCGTACCTGCGCCCATGTGACGCCATTAAGTGACAGCACCTGGCACTGCGCCAAGTGGGATGATGTGATTCCTCTAGATGCTCAGCATACCGGCTGCGAGTCTCATGTCTTACACCCTGACCTTGTGCCCTGGAAGCGCCTAGACGGGCCATCCGATTGGGTTGCCGTCTACGAGATTGATGGGCTTGGCATTGGCAATGGTGAGCCGGGTGAGGGGGTCTATGGGTCAAAGGAACTGCTAGCCAATGCTGCGGCTTGTGCCAGTGGTGATCCGCTGATTGCTGAGGTAAGGGCTAAGTGGGATGGGAGGGTAGTGGCATGAAATACCTTTCAGTCTGCTCAGGCATTGAAGCAGCCTCAGTCGCCTGGCACTCTCTGGGTTGGACGCCGCTGGCTTTTTCGGAGATTGAAAAGTTCCCATCACAGGTGTTGGCGCACCATTACCCCAACACGCCCAACTTCGGTGATATGACTAAATTTAAGGAGTGGTCAATTGAATCAGATGTCAATGTTCTCGTTGGAGGAACTCCCTGTCAGTCATTCAGTGTCGCCGGACTCCGAAAAGGATT